TGGTTGTATTCGTACTCATCGGTAACGTCATAGTCAACAGCCCAGCCATGCAATTGCTGGAATTCGATGAATTCTTGGATGATTGCAATTTTCTCAAAATCATCTGTCTCAATGGTCACTGAGTCATCTCCAAATTCCCACTCTGCAATGTTAATCTCAATCTTGTACATGATATTCCCCTTGGTTATGGCACTATTGCCAAGTAAAATCCTATCTCTAATTTGTGACAATCACCAACAATAAACCATCAATTTTTACAACGAAAGGTTAAAGAAATGAACTTATCTGCCAATTTTTCTTTGAAAGAACTAACGAAATCTGACACCGCTACCCGTCTTGGTATCGACAATACACCTGATGAGGAAACCATTGACAATCTCAAGACTTTGTGTGACAAGGTGCTTCAGCCTGTGCGTGAGCATTTTGGTAAGTCTGTGACTGTTAACTCAGGTTATCGTAGCCCTGAGTCCAATGCGGCTGTTGGTGGTTCTAAGACTTCAGACCATTGCAAGGGTATGGCGGCAGACATTGAGATTGCTGGCGTTGCCAATGCTGATCTCGCCCAATGGATTATGGACAATTTGGACTATACACAACTAATCTTGGAATTCTACACACAGGGTATACCCGACTCTGGTTGGGTTCATGTGTCGTATGACCCTAATAACCTCAAGAAGCAGGAATTGACTGCTGTTAAGGTGGCAGGGAAGACCCAGTATCTCCAAGGACTACAGGCTTAATTTGACGCTTGCAGAAGTGTTTGGGAACAAGGTGTTCAAAGAAGATCACTTCCCCGCACTTCTCACATAGCCATGCTTCACCTCGGTCTATGGTGGTGACCTTGTTTCCACGTTGACCATTTCTCTTGCCGTAAAAGGTTCTTATCTTACGAATCATTCTTTGTTTTGTTCATGTATTAATCCTGTGGTGGTGTGCAAGTGTGAATGTGGGTCAAGTCTTTTGTGCGCTTACCGCATCGTGGACAGAAGTTGCGTTCTTCTGGCTGTTCCAAGACTTCTTTTTCTCCGCACCAATTGCATTCTTTCTCAAATGCAATCATTGATTGCTCTGCTGGACAAAAGTGCTGTTTCATTTCTTCATCCCTTCAATGTAAATTGCCAAGCCATCGATAGTGTCTTTACCAAAGCCAGTTAACTTTCTAATCTCTCTGGCAACTTCTTCAATGACGTTATTGCGTAGTTCGTCATAAAACTCCTGTGCAGACTTGGGCTTTAGAAAGTTTGCTTTGACAGACTCTTGTCTTTGCTTGGCTTGTCGTTCAATGTCGTTAAATGCTTCATCTTCTTCAGTCATTGTCAGCCTCGTTTTGTAGGAAATAAAGCGCACTAATGAGAATTGCACCAAAGGCAATCACAACAAATGCACCAAACAGCATCAACATAAAAGTTACAGTTACATCCCACATTAGACTGCCCTCCATTCACGCTCATTGCGACCCGATGAAGACTTTACAGTCCAGCCTGTTAACCGAATCAGGTTCATTTTCTCCAACTCGTTTAAACGGCGTGAGACTTGATTTCTGTCTAACCCGCTATGTCGGGCTATGCCATCTTTTCCAAGCGCACCATGAGCCTTTAAACAGTCCACAATGATGATGAAGTGCTTGGATGCCAAGTCTTTAGCGGCATCAGCGGCTTCATAGCTGGTTACTGGGTCAGAACATCTAACCCGATTGAAGATTGGCAAGTCAAAGAACTTTTTTACACTGCCGCCAAAATGTGTTTCATCTAAACTCATCATTTACTCCTATTTAAAAATTTACTCCAGACAAAACCACCACCAACTTTTGCTACAAATTGCAATGCAACAATTTCAGGCATCAACCCACCAAAAGCTATTGTTGGGAAAACTACTGAATCAACAGCAGAGCCAGCAACATTTGACCCATTAACACGAATCATCCATTCTTTATGCTTGAGGTATTGGTAGACCAGTGAATCAGCTACCATTGACAAACTGAAAGCCGCCAAGGAAGCAAATGCAATCATTCCTGTTGCTGGATTGATGGCATAAGAAACAATGCTTGCTGTTGCAATCAAACCTCCCATTTTTATGGGTAACTTGTCACCTTCCCACAGGTCATGCAGTTTGTCCCGCAAAGATAAGTCCAAACCAATCAGCAAAAACGCACCTATTGGGCTAAACCAAACACCGAATGCGGCAATAAGAAGATTAGCGGCAACTAAAGATGCAACATAAATAAAAGCGTAAATCATGATCTCTCCGTTTTAATAACAACCCCATGATGACAAGCAACTATTTGCTGTTTGCCGCCAAATTTTTCCAACAACAAATCAGCTATATGTTCATGATATTGATTGTCTATCTTGTCAACAAAATCCAATATTGATTCAACAAATAAGACAGATGTTGTTTGAATCTCTAATTCATACTTGATTCGCACATTGTTTGTTGGACACTTGCAGAAAAACTCTGTTGTGTAGATGTTCATAACAATATTCCTTGTTCAACTTGATGAAAACCCCAAACTGGCGGTGCATTGTGTGCCTCAATCCTGCTTCTCATGACTTGCGCTCTAGCCTCTTTTGTTGGTGGAGGATAGTTTCCGCTTCTCCATTTCCCATCCATTCCAACATTTCTAGCAATGTTCGTGGAATCAGCAGAGCAAAATGGAAGTTTTGTAAATATTGCTGGGTCTAACATCCTTAATCCATGCAATTTGCAAGATGGTCTGCCTAAATCATCACAGATTACCCGCATGGCTTGACCCATCTTTGACCACCATTGAAAAGTTCCTATGGTTGCGTATTCACCTGAACTGCCAATGCAAACCCGAACATAGGTATTGGCTAATTGTTCAAATCTTTCAAGGGATTCGTGCATATGCCAAACAGGTGCGCCAAACCATAGAGGTAATGGGTTATCACGCAATAAGGCATCGTTATCTTCTTCCGAACCATCAATGACATCAGGCAAAACGGCAAAGTCGCAAGAAGGTACTTTTTTCAGGTTTAACGCCCATTCGTAAAAGGGTTGCCAATCCTTTATAGGTTCTCCTGACTTCCATGCACTAAATGCTCCGTTATCAATAGCAAAAGACTGAGCTACATCAATGGCAGTTGCTATTTGTTCAGGATGGGCATAAGAAACAAACGCATGACCAGCTTGAACTGCATAGTTAGCTACAGGTGTTGGCGTTATTGGAAGTCCGTGGTAATGAATCATATTAACTCCTATCAAGTTAGTGGGTACTCACTTACGCTTTCCCCATTTTGATTTAGAACGGGATATCGCTTTCCATATCTTCTATGGAAGACTTCTTCTTGGGTGAGGAAGTATTGGCTTCTTCTTTAGGGCTTACTGCAAGACCCATGAATTTGCCTGATTTACCTTCTTTAATCCAAGCTGAGAGCCAGTAGGACTGACCATCAACTGTGATGTTTCCCTTGTAATCGGGCTGGTTGCCTGTCTCTTTTTTGTCGTTCTTAAAGAGGACACCTGAATTGTCACGCTGTTCCATATTTACACCTTAATTTCATTGAGTTTTTTAACCTTGTCATCCACTTCCGAAAGAAACTGGATAACCTCTTGTTCGAGTTCTGCAATGTAACGATCATTGCGCTCGATTCTTTTGATGAACAGTTGTAGATGTTCGGGCATTCGTGGGTCGAAACTCACAAAGTCGCACCAACTTCTATCTGCACATCGCATCTGCCATTGCATTTGGTCATAGTATTTCTTTGCTGGCTCATCTCCCAAAATGGTATCAATGTGGGTTGCCGTATTGGGACACTTGATCTCTAGGCATCCATCATCGCCCACCAAGCCATCAGGAGAGGCGGCAGACATAGGAACAGTTGGATGGTCAATAGCACCTACCTGATCGACCATATTGCCTGTTTTAGCCTCGTATGCGGCACGAGCAAAGGGTTCATTCTCGACACCCCACTCCATAGCCGCATTGGTGTATGACTCTGCCACTTGTTGTGTCATACGCTCGACTACCAGTTGAGCCATGTAATTAGCCCTGCTGGTGCTGTAGCCTGACTTAGTTTTGGCAACAATGTCAGAGATGCGAGATGCCGTAGCTTTACCGCAACGCTGTTTAAACCATTCGGGTGTGCCTTGTTCTACATCGCTCATTTCAATGCTCCTTTACGCTTTTCTTTGGCATCGATCACTTTTTTCTGCCAATTTTTATCACCAGCGCAAGCAGAGTAAGCAGTGCCGTATACATCTTTTAATTCCTCTAAAGTTGATGCGGCATCAATTGCCGCCAAGTGGTCAATCATCATTCCTACATCTATATCTGAGCCTGAGTCACCTTCGGGCAAGTCTTCTCCAGCATACAAATATAGGGCGAGTCCATGCAACGACAATGCCTTGGTCATGCACCGCATGATGGCGGTATTGACTGCAAATGCGTCAGGGTTAGGGATGGCTTTATTGCGATAGTCCATTACTGGAAGTTGGCAAGTCATTGGTTTGCGGAACATGGTTACTGTGACGAACACCATTGCTGTGCCGTTGATGTCCATGAAACATTTATCGCCAAACATCTCCACTTTGAAGGTAGCATCTTCATCAGCTTTGAGTGCTTCAGCCCACGCCCACGCCCATGAAAGATACGACAAGCCTCCTTTCTTCTCTGTATGCTCGTTGACGTTTGTTGAAAGCATTTTTTTAATTGCTTCTTTTCTGTCAACCAGTGTTCCTATCTCTAGTTTCGTCATATTCACTCCTGTCTAAATTTTTGAAAAGTTTTTGAAATATCTGTGTTCATTGAGTTCGTGTAGACAAACTCGGATTTCTTGTCAGTCGATCTTTTTGTCGGGTACACCTTTCTGTGAGTAGAAGATTGTTGATGCAATGGAGAATTGGGTATCAAAGTCAAAGTCGGAAAGTCTGAACCAATTCCCTGAACATGAGCAAATCGGGAGAGAGCCAACTTTATGTTTC